GTTGTCCTTTTTTATGGGGGGTGACCAAGATCCCCCAATATGATTAACTTACGCAAATGAACGAGGAACTAGAAAGATGGCTAAGGATCAAGGCCGAATGCGAAGATGTACTGGACAAATACGGCTCTATCCTGGAGGCTGTCACAGACAGAGGCCAGCCAGTGCTAAGAAAGAACCCAGCTGTTGAGACACTAATGAAGGCAGAGTCTAAAATTGAGGAACTAGAAAAGCAGATAGGCAGTGGAATTGACCTGGACTGAGCGTATCATTGAAAAATACTGCGTACTGACAGAGGACCAGGACGCTGGTCAGCCTGTGAAGCTTATGCACTGGCAGCGTCAACTGATCCGTGAAGGCGAAGATAAGCGCATGATCTGGCTAGAGATCCCTAGAAAGAATGGCAAGACTGCATTCATTGCTATGCTTGCAGTGGCTCACATGCTTAAAGGCTTCAAAGAAAACAGCAACCCACAGGTGGTACTAGCCGCAGCTACCAGAGAACAGGCAGGGATCTTGTTCAACTACGTGCGCAATATGATCCTTTTTAATCCAGAGCTGCAAAAGGTTTTGGAGCCTTACAGAAAAGAGATAAGGCTCAAGGGAAAGCCAGGCTTTATCAAAACCCTGACCAGTGATGGGGGGAGCAACCACGGACTTAATCCATCGCTAATCCTTGGGGATGAGCTGCACGCATGGAACGAGGTCAAAGGACCAGAGCTTTGGGAGGCTTTGAGAACATCCATGGCTGCCAGAGATAGCCAGATGGTGGCGATCACCACAGCTGGCAGTGCCTACAGCTTCGCACACAAGTGGCATGAGTATGCCGTTAAGGTGAAGATGAAACCAGATATAGATCCTTCATGGCTGACCATTATCTACGGAGCCAAAGACAGCGAAAACCCACACGATCCAAAGGTGTGGAAAAAGGCAAACCCATCGCTGGGGGTGACGGTGAATATCAAGTACTTAGAGGAACTAAGCAACACAGCAAAACATGACGAGCCTACACTTCTGAGCCTTCGTAAGCTGCACCTGAACCAGTGGGCTGGCAGCAATAAGCCTTTCATCGCCCTGGACAAGTGGCTAAAATGTACTAAGAAAAAGCAGAACGTTGAAAACTGGCGTTGCTTCCTAGGTATTGACCTGGCAGCTGTCAATGACTTCACTGCCTATGCGGTTGTATACTTTAACGGTGACAAGTTCCACAGCGTGCAACGCTACCAGATCACGGAGCATGCTATGAAAAAAAGGAAAAACAAGTACCCTAACATGGTGGTCAACTGGATAAAGAATGGCCAGCTCCAGGTAGTACCTGGGGAGGTAACCACCACCAGGCACAGGATAGAAATTATTGAAAGCATCATAGCCGATCACCCTGTGGAGGGTATTTTCTTTGATCCATGGAATGCAGCGGAGACCATTGACAACTTCAGGCAGAAATACGGAAAGAATTTTTGTTTTGAGGTTCGCCAGTCAGCTCTTATGATCAACGAACCCATGAAACTGCTGTACAGAACGGTCCAGACAAAAGAGTTCTCACACGATGGGAACCCTATCACGGCATGGATGGTGGCAAACACAGCCCTGCACATTGATAAAAATGACAACTGGACCTACCAAAAGAACAAAGCACCTGATCGCATAGATGGAACGGCTGCCATAATCACGGCACTGGCAGGGGTTGTACACTCTGCAAGCACAGGGAAAAGCCTGTACGAATCTGATGACATTATATTTGTATAAAATTTGACTTTCCTGTTTTTATTTCGTAATCTTTGACCGATGGCTAATTTTATCACCAGGGCACTGCGCTCTATCTCTGGAATTACTCACCCTAAGCCCTGGCTCGTCAACCTGTTTGGTGGCAATGAGACCAGTGCAGGGGAAAATGTAAGCCCTACCAATGCACCAAAAGTGAGTGCTGTCTATGCTTGCGTCAACCTGATCGCTGACACCATAGCATCCGTGCCCTTCAAGGTGATCAGGGAAACCGAAAAAGGCGTTGAATATACTGGCGGACTACTTGACAGCCTTGTCAGCGTAAGGCCGAACGAGAACTACAACAGCTATGACTTCCGCAAAGCCATGATCACGCAGCTCATGCTCCGTGGTAATGCATACGTGCTACCTGTACGCACTGGCAGCAACCTTTCAGCCTTGGAGCTTATTGACACCGACCTAGTGACACTAGACACTACCAGTGGCGTTCTGGTTTACCAGATCATGCTGGCCAATGGTGTGCAGATGCGTGTGAAGCCATCGCAAATCATTCACTTGAAAGCCTACACCATTGACGGAATAAACGGAGTTAGCCCGATCACATTCGCCAGGGAGACTGTAGGCGTATCAATGGCAGCTACAAAGCACCTGGGAAGCTTTTACGGTAGAGGCGCAACACCTAAAGGCATCCTGCAAATACAGGGGACCATCCGTGATCCAGACCGAGTCCGACAGATCGGCAATCAGTTTGACAACCGATACAACGGCAACAACGCTGGAGGCACAGCGGTATTGACTGAAGGGGCTGAATATAAGCCAGTCGCATCCAGTATGCGTGAAAGCCAATTTTTAGAGACCTTGAAATTCACAGTAGAGGAAATCTGTCGCATCTACAAAGTGCCACCACATAAAGTGGGCCACATGGATGGCGCAGGATATTCCAACAGCATTGAGGCACAAAATGCCCAATTCACCATGGACTGCATCCGTCCACTGGTAGAGCAAATTGAAATGGAATTTACCAACAAGCTGCTAACTGGCAGCCGCAAGTTCAACCTGGACATGCGAGCATTAACCAGGGGAGACATCATGACTCAGGTCCAGCGCAACGTAAGCTACTGGAACATTGGCGCAATCAGTGCCAACGAAATCAGAAAGCAAGACGGCTTGCCACCTATTGAAGGGGGCGATGAGTACAGCAGTCCAGCTCACATGTCACCTCAAAATGATATTAATAATGGAAAATAAAGAAACCAGGACCAATAGCGAACTACGCAACGAGTCCAACAGAGCCGCAGGATATGCTGCCAACTTTCAAGAGTACGACATGGGCACTTTTCGTGAGAAGATAAGCCCTAGCGCATTCCGTAATCTGGAGTCTTATGACGTTCACGCATTACTGAATCACAACTACGACAAGGTCCTAGCACGCAGCAAGTTCGGTGCAGGCACTTTAGAATTGAGAGTAGACGACCAGGGCCTTTCTTTTGGCTTTGAATTTCCTAAGACAGCAACAGGCTCAGAAGCCAGGGAGCTGGTAGAGCGTGGAGACGTTGACCAGTGCAGCTGGGCATTCACTGTAAAAAGCGAACGCTGGGAGGATGTATCCTCAGAAAAACCTTTGCGAGTCATTGACGAAGTGGCCAGCATTTACGACATTAGCCTAACACCTAGAGGCGCAAACCCTTCTACCACTGTAGCCTTGCGCTCATTGGTAGAGGCTCAAGAAGCACTGGAACAACCAGAGCAAAATTTAATAGAAACCAAAAAAGAGATAATTGTGGAAAACACAGAAAACACTCCAGAAACAGAGGCACGGTTTATTCCTGCTGCTTCAGTACAGGGCAAGCTATCCACCAAGGATGAGCGTGACCTGGGCAAATTCAATATCGTTAAGGCAATTAATGAAGCTCGCAGCGGTAAGCTGACAGGCATTGAGGCTGAGGTTAACCAGGAAGGCCTAGCTGAGAAGCGTAAGCTCAACGTGGAAAGCCGTGATCAGCACGCTGTAAACATGCCTGAAATGATGTTCAACAGAACGCAGACCGTGGGCACACCAGCAGACGGTGGCGACTTGGTATTCACTGAGCCTGGCCGTTACGTTGACTTTTTATATCCTAACACTCCCATGCTTAAACTTTGCTCTGTTGCAGAGAACTTGGTAGGCAATGTTGACTTCCCACGCCAGACAGCTGACTACAGCTTAAACTGGAAGGCTGAGACAGCCGCTGACACTGCACAGGATATTACTTTTGACACTGTATCAATGGCCCCTAAGCGTGCCGTGATCACTGCAAGCATGAGCAACCAGCTTTTACGCCAGGAGTATAGCCAAGGCATCCAAGCCCGCATCATCCAGCAACTTAACCAGTCTTTCAACAAAGGACTAGAGAATGCTGTATTGAATGGCACAGGAGCCTCAAACCAACCTTCAGGCATTTACACTTCACTAGCTGCACAGGCCCTAACATTGGGAGCCATTAGCTTTGACGACCTAGTAGACATGGAAGCTGCACTGGCCGCTGACGATGCACTACAGGGATCACTAGCTTACGTCACGCACCCTGCCGTACTTGCCAAGCTTAAGAAAACCAAAGTTGACGCAGGCTCTGGCCGTTTCCTAGTTGAAGGCATGCTGGATCCAGTCCAAACAGCCAACGGTTATAAGATCCACAGCACCACTGTCTCCAAAAAGACTGTCGGCACTCCTGATACTTATGGCATCCTATTCGGCAATATGCAAGATGTCCAGCTGGGCTTCTGGGGTGGTGCCACTCTATTGGTAGATCCATATACCAACATGAAGTCATCCATTGTAGAAATCTACGTTGAGCGTTTCATGGACGTAGCTGTATTGCGTGACGAGTCATTCGCACTAGCAACTGACGTAACTGTATAAACAATGAGCGCAACTATAACCAGTTACACCATTGAAACCGTAGACCTTACAGAAGTGAAAGCTTTTTGTAGGGTAGACGGTTCCGCTGATGACAGTCTGCTGACCATGCTATGGAAAGCTGCCTGTCAAGAGGTGACTAGTTATGCTCATTTTATCGCTGGAACAGCGACCATCACCGTAGACCAGGAATGGGTAAGTTCTTACGAACTGCCCTACTGGCCTATTGGTGCGGTGACGTCTGTCACTGTCTACAATGATGACGTAGCTACAGTGGACACAGCATATACATTGATCAACGGCATCCTAGTCCCTTCGGAGACAGGTGACCGTTTGGTCATTGTTTACGCAGCTGGGGGCGTAATGCCTGAAGATCTACGGCATGCAGTTTACCAGCGCATTAAGTTCGGTTATGATTATGGTGACGACTTGCCCTATGGCAAACTGCGTTTCTTTGATCGGATAGCGGGCAGATACAGACGGAATGTATGACACTAGACAGGCGCATCATTCTACTACAGCCAACGGTTACTCAGAATAACAGTGGCCAGGTAAAGCGATCCTTTGCGAGCGCAGGAACTTTCTATGCTCAAATCATGCAAGCGTATGAGGGCGTGGAGACGTTCACAAACCAACAAGACATAAGCAAGGTGGTATACACTTGGCGAATGAGATACCAGACAGCCATCAAAGCCAGCTGGAAGCTTCAGCACGACTCCGAGGAATACGATATAGTAAGCATCGCACCCGAAGGGCGCAAGCGTTACATAATTGTTAAAACCACGCTGAGCGATGTCTAAGCTAGTATACCTCAAATCACGATCTGGAAAGATCCAGAATTTCGCAGAATTTTCTAAAGATCTTAGAAAGATAGCGACACCTGAAAAGATGCGCTTCAGAGCCATCAGAAAGCTGCTACTAAAAGAGGCGCAGCCTATTGTCACAGCGGCAAGGGCAGCGGCTTACGAAGGCAGCCAGCGGCCCGCTAGAGGGGGGATGAGACAAAGAGGAAAGACAGGCACAGCATTCTACAACCTGTACCGAAGCATCAACAAGTATGCAAACAAAGGAAACGTCAAGGCGTATGTGGTAGTCGGACTAAGGGCGGAAAAGAAATCGCCAGCTGGCGCATATTACGCAAAGATGGTTTTGGCTGGTACAGGCCCCAAAGACTTCGTAACCGTAGGCAAAAGAATCGCACCAAAGGACTTCTTCACTAAAGCGGTACAAAACACCAACGCCCTGGAGCGAGCTGATATCATGATGAGGCGGCACATAGATAAGGTACTCAAAAAGATATGAACTACCTACAACAAATCTTTGACGCAGTAGACGCAGCCCTTTCAACGGACGTATACACCATAAGCGCACCACAAGGCACAACGGCTGATCATGTGGTGATCGTATTGCAGGGGGTGACA